ACTTTAGAAGTTTATAACACAAAATAGAATAGAAATGTCTTCAAATACAACAAGAATTTCGGATTTGCCACAACAACAACAAGAAAATGTAACAATGACTATACCCAGTTTTATGGAGCCCGTCAAAACCCGCAATGAACCAACCTCAACTACTGCGCCAACTTATCAACCAATGATGGATATTCATCCAAACCCCTATGGTGTTCCAAAACCAAATTCACCACCCAATTTTTCAAGCAATACTTCCTATGAACCTGAACAACAACATTATTTGCCATCTAGAGATATTCCACGTGAAACGGCCGGATATACACAAGATGAACAAATCAAAGTGAATTATATTCCTCAACCGAAACTGACAAACCACGATTTTATATCAGAACAAGAAAGATACACAAAAGAAAATTGGGAAGAACGACGACAAAAAAAACACCGATTATCAAAATTGGATTTTTTAGTCAACGAATTTCAAACCCCCTTGTTCATTGCTATTTTGTTTTTTTTATTTCAATTACCCGCCTTTAATTCGTTTTTATATAAATATTTTTCGTTTCTTTCTATTTATGGTTCTGACGGAAGTTTAAATGTATATGGGTTTGTTTTCAAGAGTTTTGTATTTGGATTTTTTTACTATTTTACATTAAAGTTCATCGATTACTTTAGTGAACCATAATCAATATTTTGTTCTTCTTCTTCGTTTCTTTTGTGTAGTAGATTCTTTTTTTGGCTTTACTGAAGGAAAGTTTGTGTCATTTTTATTTAATGTTGGTGTAATTTCATTATTATGAATCATTGGTTTGTAATGTATTCCGTCTACATATAATAATTTTATGGCAGGTAAGAATTCTGTGTTTCTATTCAATGGAATATAAGATTCAGCAATATTTTCATTAATTCCATCATCATTTGGGTCTTTAGATTGCCAAGGATAAATTTTGAGTTCAATTTGAAATAAAGTAGCAATAATAACAGGAAATAAATCAAAAACAGGAACTTCAAAAGTTTTAGGGTGAGAAATTTGTTCCAATTCTTCCCGCAAAAATTCTGTTCCATTTTTTGGAATTTTTCTTAATCCAACATATCTGATTTCATCATAACCGCCCATTATAGTAACATAATTGAATATTTCATCATTATGGATAATAAAATCGACTACTTTTTTACGAATATCCAATGCCGTTCCTTCATTTCTTTCCATTATATTGAAAAGAAATTCTAAAGAATGAAAAAGACAATCACCATCATCTTTTACATCAAATTGAAGCAATCCCAGTTGGATGATAGATTCTTCCAATTTTTTTGAAGAATATTTACGTTTTAGTGATTGATTTGTCATCATTTTTGAATGTAATTGGTTATTTTAGTTATTTGTAAAAAATAATTCAAAAAATAATCAATTTTCAGTCAGGGGTTAAACTTTATAAAAAAACATTATAGAATGTTCTATGATGTTTTAGAAGGACGCCTACGGCGTCCCATTTTAAATCTTCAAGGGTCTAAATTTTCAAGGGTCTAAACTGTAGGGAAAAATTGCCAGTCTAAATCACGACATACTAATTTCCAAGTATCGTCTTGTTGCTTTTGTTTTAAGTTGTCTTTTAACAAAGGAATATAAGGAAGGTATTGTGGTTGGTCCAACAAAACACATAGTTGATACAACGTATAAGTGTAGTTGAAAAAATTAACCCGTTCGGGCGGGCAATAGAGAGACCACGGTTGTTGAATCTCAATAAATAAAACACACAATGTTTCTGTTAATTTATCGTCCATAATAGGGGGTTGAATTCCAAAGAGAGAATTAATATATTGAATATGTTCAAAATATTTATTGAGTCCTAATTTTCTCAAAATTTCTCTCATTGTCTTGTAATTTATTTTGGATGTATCTGTAATTCTTTCTTTTTTGATTCGGTTTCTAATGGCTTCAATCACTTCGGGCGGAATTTGAGTCGTTTCTTTGGCTTGAAATTGCGATAAAATTTCCTTGAAATGATTCAATCGTATATAAGCAGTATAAGACACTTCATTGGGTGGTTCTTTGTTGGAAGGTTTAGAATTATCAACAATATAAGGAATATAACGGCCACATTTAACATTGTTGCAAATGAGAATACCCTCTTCATCTTGTGGTATCATTTCACCTTGACCACACATTTCACAAATATCTGTAGTGTAATAATATTTATTGACATTTACCAATTCATTGCTAACATTTTTCCAATATTTTTGATATAATTTTCGTGATTGAGAATATTTTTCACTCATTGTAGAGGTACCGTCTTCATGATTGGATTTTATTTTAAAAAATGAATTTAATATATTGGAATTTTGATTGTTTTGACCAGAAGATATTTTTTGTTTTTCTTCAAAATACTGAAAAATATCCTTGGAATTGTTTAATAAATAATTCTTTTTTTCGTTATTGATTTTTTTTATTTCTTTTGACAATTCCCTTATTTTGTCTTTTATTTCCATATATTCATCAATTTGGTCTTCCGATAAATTTTTTAAATGATTCTGTAAATGGCTTTTTTTTTCCATCAATTGAGGTAATTTTTCCTTTTCTGTTTTATAAATTTTTATTAAAATTTCTGTGTGAATTTCATCAATTGTGTTTTTTTGTATTCCGGACGTCGTATTTTTATTCATGAATAAATCTATGGTTGTCGTTTATATAACTTTTTATTGAAATAATATTCTTTTCGGAAAACCCCCTATTTTCGAATATATCCATATTATATGTTTTCCGAAAAAACTATTTTTATTGACGAGGAAAAAAGAAATGAAGATATTTTTACTCGTCGTAAAATGACTTTTATTATGAATGCTTTAGAAGATGGATGGTCCGTTAAAAAAATAAATCATTCATATGTTTTTTCAAAAAAACATGAGAATAAAAGAGAGGTTTTTTTAGATAGTTATTTAGAAAAATTTATTGAATACAATATGAAAGAAAAAGGGCTACAATGATTAGAGAAACAATCCCAAAATAAGAATGAAAAATAATACGATTGGAAGCAACACCAAGACCCAAGATAACCATGTAAATCCATTACTGCAGAGAATATTCAGGATCCAAGTCCAAAAGACGATATACAGGAGTTTCAACACAAAAATTAACCAAGTATTTGAAACGGAACAACTATATTGACCGACACAATAGATATCGAGATTTCCGAAATTTTGAATAGCCATAATAAAGAACGCTATCAATGAAAGAACTAAATAAAGCATAGCGGGAGGACATAATTTTTTTAATCCGACAATTGCCATTTCTATATTCTTTCTAAAGGAATTTTTTTCACAAAACCCCCTTCTTAGACTTCTATAATGTCTTTGAGAGATTATTAGGCAATTGGCGGAAAATTTTCGGTGTATTTGCTTCCAAGAGGATTTGTCAAAGGTGCGTCAGGATTTTCAACACCACCATTAAGAATTTGATATGAATCGTACGCGCCTGCTAAAGAAGTTAAAGTGTTTGTATTAGAAAACGCATAACTTCCTCCTCTTTTCTTTTTTGTTCGTCTTTTTGTTCGTCTTTTTGAACCACCACTTGATTTCATATCTGGAAACAAACGAGTGCTTGGTTGCATATTGGGACTTGTTGGATCTGTTGGGCCTCCTTGTTCCAAACTTTTTGGATAATAAGCGTCTTGTGGAATATAGCCCTGTAAAAAAGTTGGTGGAAAAAAATTGGAAACTCCTCCTCCCCTTTTTAAATTTCCTCTCTTTAAAGATGTTTGACGTCCACCTTGGAATATTTTTGTACATCCACAATTGCCCCCCTTTTTTAATTGTCTTAATTTTCTATTTTTTCTTGTGTGTTTCATATATACTATATATCACGATATTTATTAGCAAAAAATTGATACATAAAACAAATAATAAAAATCAGGTACACAAGGTTCGTAACTGGTTCCCAGAAAAACCTTGGTTTCTTGATTTATTAATGAATATCAACATGAGTAAGAAAATGTCTTCTACAACAAACATTTTTTAGATTTAAATCGTCTAATACTTGTCCTTCAACACTTTTATCGCCAATATTTAATTTTGTTAAATATTCGACTTTGTCCCCCGAATTTTTCTTCTTTTTTCTTACTTCCTGTAAGTAAAATCTATATTTGTCTGCCAAAACATTTGAACACGAAAAACAACGAACAGGAATGATCATATAAACTATATGGTTATATGTTTTTTTATTTATATTCTTTCTTTCAATTTTATGTATCCCTATATTAAAAGAAGGCAATGTTTCCTATTATTATTATTATTGTAATTTTAGCCATATTGTTATTGATATTTACATTCATTACGACTACTAAAGAAGCATTCTATGGTGGAACGGGATATTCCGATGGAAAAGGGGGTAATGAGTTAGGTCCTGTCGCTTTGGATGGATACAATCCAAACCAATACAACCCATTTATTGCTACTCCTTCTCAACAAAACAACCCCAATTGGAATATTGGACAAACAAATTGGAATAGCGGAAATACAAATTGGAATCAATACAATCAACAGCAGATGAACCCTTGGCAAAATACAACCAACAATCCGTTGTTTCCTCAACCACATGCGGATTCTTCCTATAATATCATCGCAGCGAATCAAACCATTTCTTATGCTCCAATGAATCCTCCATCCACAAGCAATGTACTATCCTTTGGACAAGTTCCTATTCCTCAAACGGGAATTCCTTATGGTTATTATCAAACCGGACCAAATTATATGTCTCAAATTCCCTATGGTTTTATCGCCTCACCCGACAAAAAAAGTATTATTCCTCAAATACAAGCCACTATAGCAGATGTAAGTTCCAACAATCCATCGACGCTTATTCCAACAAACGCATCCAATAGTTTTACAAATGATTCAAGTAATAATATTACTCATTATGACCCCAATAATTACAATATTACTTTTCATCAAAATCCACAAGATACGTCTTCCAATTATTTTGCCGATGTTCTTTTAAATAAACCGAGTGCTACCTATTATCAGCCTGGAAGTTATCCTTATGGACCTTCTTCGTGGGTTCCAAAATATGAAGATTCTGTTTATTTAAGTAAATTAACCGGTTTGTCATCCACTTCTCCTCTGTACAATACCGCCGCAATGAAAAGTGGATTTTGTTTTCAAATGCAAAATGACCCCCAAGGTTTGGAAGAACAATGTAATAAATTGGACCAAAATGTTTGTGCTTCAACCAGTTGTTGTGTTTTGTTGGGTTCCTCCAAATGTGTGTCTGGTAATCAAAATGGACCTATTATGAAGGCCAACTATAGTGATAAATTTATTGGAAATCGTGAATATTATTACTATATGGGACGTTGTTATGGAAATTGTTTGGACTAGTTATACACTTTTTAACATTTCAAACGTCGGACGCCGTAGGCGTCCTTCACAGCATAAAAAATAAAAAAGGAATAATGGCGAATTTAACACCTTACCATAAAATCAAAATTAAAGAACCATTTCCATTATAAAGTATTCATGATTTTCATCATATTTTTCAGTTTGCATTAAAATTGGATAATCTGTAATTGATTTTCTGGTCCATCTGAAACCATAAGATTCATAAAATGTAACAGCACTTTCTATAGAACTCAAAATAATTTTATATTCTTTATTATCTTCCTCTTTTTTATTTTTCAATTTTTGAATGAAATCAGTTAAAAGATTTGACGCGTAACCTAATTTTTTAAACTTATGTTTTGTACAAATCATAAAAATATAATATACAACTTCTTGCCTTTTTACATATTTGTTGTAAATCATTAAAGATGGACAATTATCTATATTGAAATAAGTATCTATACAACGGAATATAATTTTATTTTTTTTGTTTTCAAGTAAAGAACGAATGTATAAAGGATTTACAATTGTATTGGAATAGTAACAAAATGTCATAAATACATTTTCATAAAAAGTTTCAATTTCATCAACAATATTTTCAATATCTTCTGTGTCGATAATATGATTTATGATATCTTTTGAATAAAAATTCATTCTTTTATAATTTTTTTAGTCGGTGTAATAAATTATTCAATTTTATGCGACGGGTTTTTCTGTTATTTCTTAAGATGTTCTTTGGTGTCGGTTAATTCATCTTGTCTTCGTATTCCATTTTGGCGTTTGAAATGAGAAAAGGTTTAATAGTTTTCTCGAATGGCTTTTCCTACAGGAAATCGTGGAATACCCTCTTGTGATAATTCTTGAAAAATGACCGTTATCTTTTTTCCAATGAAATTGTCACCTTGTAAAAACCATTCTTTGCGTTGTTCAAACGTACCCCGAGGACGAACAGCAAATGGTTTACCACAGGATGTAATACAATCCCAAATAACACACCCCTTTTCTCCTGCGTCTCCTTGATGAAATCCGGTTATTTCAAATTCATCTTCTACGAATTCTTTGTATTTATGAAGGTATTTGCTTCGTTTGTCTACTTCATAGGGTCCTGATGGACTACGAATCATAATTCCTTCAAATCCTTCACCAACATAAACAACATGAAGCCGTTTAATGTCTTCATGGTTTTCTGCTGTTTCTGTTTGAACCTCTTTTAAGAGAGAATCGTTTGGAATTGTCTGAAATATATGTTTTAGAGTCTGGTAGCGTTCTTCATAAGGTTGTGCATGATTTTCAACATTATAGAAATCGTAAATATGATATTGTATTTTATCTATTTCGTTTTTTTCTTTTTCTCCAATTTTTTTAGAACGAATGTATCCGGAAAGGGTTTCAAACGGAATTTCATTTGTGTATAATTCTCCATCCAAATAAATCATAGGCGATTGTGTTAAAATGGGAAGTAATTGTTCCTTTAATTTTTCAAAATTAGCAAAGGGAACACCATTTCTGGATTCCAATACGACTTCATTGTTTAGGTTCTTGGCTAAACAACGAATTCCGTCGTATTTTCTTTGAACATAAACGGGAAATTTACATTTTTTTATGGGGTCAAATGTTTGTGCCAACATGGGGCGAACAATCAGACTTTGTGTATCTTCTAAATTTTCAACATATAATTCCTTTTCTTTTTTGTCTGTCCATTTACTTTTTGCCTCCAAAGTTGCCTGTTCCAAAAGAGAACGGCTCGCTTTTCCTTTTTCCAATGTTTTTGTTTTTGTTTGAAGTGAACCACCTATATAACCATAAGTTGTATTTATGTCTATGGTTTTTTCTTGAATATTGAGAGAAATTGACCATTCGTAGATTTTGTTGTTATTTTTCTTGAATAATTTAGGGAATGTTGTTGTTGTTGCCATATTGTTATCAAAAATATTCATAAAAGAAGAATCAATTTTTAGGTCTAAATCTTCAATGGTGTAAAAATATAAAAAAAAAGTTTCCAGTCCCAACTCATATACAATGATTGTGTAAATAGTTTGTTGAGAGAAAACGAGAGAATAGTATTTTTTTGAAATTTTGATTGTTATTGTTTTTCTTTTAGGGATTTTTAGTTGTTTTTTTCCTTTACAAGTTCCAAACACAAATTTATTGACATTAGATTCTGTGGGTGGGGGTTCGGGAGGAGTGGCCAAGACCGCCTTCGGTGGTCGACAGCCTGCGAGCTTCGCTCGCCTTGGGGAAAACCATGATAATAATTCAAATCACTTTTTCGACAACATTCGGGGTCGTTGTTACACCCACATTGTCTTTTAAAAGGGCTACTATTGGGAGAAATTAGTGGTGGTGTTTTTATTTCGTTGTATTCGCTAACTTCGTCGGTATCAGACATTTTACTTGATTTATTTTGAGAGAAAAAATAAATCAATTTTTAGGGAACCAAGGTTCACCGAAGGCACTTTTGGGTGGCATAGGCTCCGCTGACTTTGATATAAAGACAATTCGCTATAGTACTATAATAACAGAACAACAATAGTATATGAACAAACAAGGAATCTATAATGAATATTTTACATTGGAAAAAGAATGGAAAATCAAATGTGGAGAGAAAACCATTCTATTGTTTCAGGTTGGCGCTTTTTTTGAAGTTTATGGAACAAAATCAAAGATTTGTCCAGAAAGCACTATACAAAAATTCTCTCAAATGTGTAATTTAAGAATTGCTCCCAAATCCAAAACATTTGATGACACAGGAGATCAAATTGTTATGGCTGGATTTCGTGATTACCAATTGGAAGAATATATAGAAAAAATTATTGAAAATGGATTTACCGCTGTTGTTTATATTCAACAAGACATTGCCGGTAAAAAAGAAAAAAATAGAGTTTTGTTTAATGTTTATTCATCGGGAACTTTTATTTCTCAAGATACCAACGACAATCGTTCCAATCATATCATGTGTATTTGGTCAAAACAAACATCACAAAAAAGGCTTGTTTGTGGTATTGCAGTTATAAATATTTCTACGGGAAAATCTTTTTTATTTGAATATGAAACACCCTATATGGCCAATATAGCAACAACCTATGATGAATTGGAGAGAAATATTTCAATTTATTCACCAAGTGAAGTATTGTATATTGAACAGGGACTAAAAGATGGACCGACAATTGAAAAATACTTTGATTCTCATGTTGCCTTTCATTCTATGGATATTAATTCCGATAAAATAAAAAATGCAACAAAACAGAATTATATAGAGGCCATTTTGGACCAACAATTTGGTAAAGAAACTTTCCAAAATTGTTCCGAATTCAATACTTATACAATAGCTACTATGGCCTTTTGTGTTTTGTTGGATTTTATTTATGAACACAATCGTAATTTGGTGAAAAATATTGAAATCCCTCTTTTTAATAACACGACAGAACGTGTATTATTGGCCAATCATACTTTGAAACAATTGAATATATTGGAAGACGGAAATGGTTCAGGTGTTTTTTCTTCTGTTTTATCTTTTCTCAATAAATGCAGTTGTTCGATCGGAAAAAGACGTTTTCGTCAACAATTGTTGAACCCCTGTTACAATGAAAAATGGTTGAATTTAGAATATCAAATGATTTCTATGATGTTGGAACCGCAAAATTTCTCTCTTGTTGCGCCTTTTCGTAAATTATTGTCCGATATGGCGGATTTGGAGAAAATCTCTCGACAATTGGTTATTAAAAAATTGGTGCCTTCTTCTCTTTATAAATTATACCATTCTCTCGATTTGATATCCCAATTAAATATTTGTTTGTATGAATTGGTTCCATTGAAAAAATATTTGATTTGTTCTTGTGAAGATTTTGATGACCGAATAAAACAAATGATGCTATTTATAACACGTTTTGTTCATATTGAAAATTGCAATGGTGTCACAACATTTAAAGATATTCTTGGTTCAGAAGAAGAAACAGAAGATAATGAAGAATCGATTCTATTGTGTTCTGGTGTTTCAAATGAATTGGATACGTTGATTCGTGAATATTCAGAGAACAAACAATTATTGGAAAAATGGAGAGAAACATTGAATAGATTGGTTGGTGGACAAGACCATGTAAAAATTCATAAAACAGAAAAATCCGGTGTTTCTCTCCAAATTACCAAACCTCGGTCAAAGGCATTGAAGGAAGCGTTAAAGACACAAAAGACTCTTACTATAGGAAATACCGCAATTTCAACGACAGATATTGAATTTACGACTGCGTCTACAAGTGCTTATGAAATTGAATGTGACCATTTGACAAAAATTTCTAAAAAATTGCTGAAAATAAAAGACACTCTTTATCAAGTGATGGAAAAAGAATATCTCTCATTTTTGGGGATTTTGGAAAAAGAATGGTTTTCTTTTGTGGAAATTGTCATTGATTATATCGGAAAATTGGATGTTTTGATTTGTCGTGCTTATACTGCTCGTGAATATCATTATTGTTGTCCTCAAATTATTGAAACAGCCGAGAGAAGTTGTGTTTTCGCCAAAGACCTACGTCATGTTCTCATTGAACATTTATTGACAAATGAAGTATATGTTGCTAATGATGTGGAATTGAGAGAAGAACCTCAGGGAATTATGTTGTTTGGAATCAATAGTTCGGGTAAGACTTCCCTATTACGGAGTATAGGAATTTCTCTCATTTTGGCTCAATCGGGGAATTTTGTTCCCGCTTCGACCTTTTCGTACAAACCCTATCGTTCTATTTATTCACGTATTATAGGAAATGATAATTTATTCAAGGGACATAGTAGTTTTGCTGTTGAAATGAGCGAATTGCGCGTTATTTTACGTATGGCAGATAAATATAGTATGATTTTAGCGGATGAAATTTCCAAAGGTTCGGAAATGGATTCGGCAATGAGCATTACAACCGCTTCTATAATGGAGTTTGTAAAATTGGGAGCATCGTTTATTATTACTTCTCATTTACATGAAATTGTTGAGTTTGAAGAAATTGTAGCATTGTCTAAAAAAGTACATCTAAAACATTTGATGGTTTCTTACGATTATGAAAAAGATTTGTTGGTATATGACCGCAAATTGAGAGAAGGGTCAGGGGAGAGTTTCTATGGTTTATTGGTCTGTAAATCTTTACATTTGCCTCTTGAATTTATTGAATGTGCTTATCAAATACGAAATAAATATTTGAAAAAGAGTGAGAGTATTTTGAGCCAAAAAACGTCGGTTTACAATGCCAAGAAAATTAAAGGAATTTGTGAAATGTGTGGTCAAAATATGGGAGAAGAAGTTCATCATATTTTGCCTCAAAAAGACGCAAATGATGAAGGATTTTTTGAAAATGGTCTTCATAAAAATCATGTGGCGAATTTATCTTCTTTGTGTTCCAAATGTCATGACCAAATACATCGGTTGGAAAATACATCTATAATAAAAAAAAAGGTGGTTCGTATTAGGAAACCTGTTTAAAAATAAAATCTTTATTATTTTCTACACCTTTTTTCATTTCAAACGCCGATTTTTGTATAGTTAAAATTATTTACACCCTTGAAGATATATTTACACCCTTGAAGATATCCCCTTTCTAATTGGTCCAAAATTCTGTTTTGTTCTTTCATTTTTTGATAATGTGGTTCATTATTGGTAAAATATCCCTTTTCTAATTGGTCCAAAATTCTGTTTTGTTCTTTCATTTTTTGATAATGTGGTTCTTTATTGGTAAAATAAAGAATTATTTCTATAATAAAAACTGTCAGCAAAGTATTATAAATAATTAAAGTAGTTGTCATTTATTGAATTTGTTTTTCTTATTGTTTACTATGTATGGAAAAAATTTTCAATTTTATTACATATATATATATATGTGGCTTTTATTGTTATTCTTGGTTTTTATTTTGAGTTTGGCTTTATATTATTTACGTGATGTTGAATCATTTTCTCAGAGACCGCATGATAAAAAAGCCAATATAGAGCCTTATGTTGATGTCATTTATTATATCAATTTGGATCATCGAACGGACCGAAATGAAGAATTTTTGAAAGAAATGGATAAATTACAATTTCCGAGAGAAAAAATCATACGAATCTCTGGTGTCTATTTGAAAGACCGCGGACATTTAGGATGTAGCAAAAGTCATATACTTGTCATGGAAGATTTTATTGCTTCTAATTATAGAAATTGTATTGTATTTGAAGATGATTTTGAATTTACTCAACCGAGCAATGTTATTGAAGATTTGTTTTCAAACGTTCATGAAATACCCTATGATGTTTGTTTATTGGCGGGAAATGAACAAGTATTGAAAGATACTAGATATTCTTTTGTGAAAAAAGTCGTGAGTTGTTTGACGACATCCGGATACATGGTAAACAGACAATTTGCCCCCGTTTTACTTCAAAATTTCAAAGAAGGGGCGGAACAATTGGAACGAAGCTACAACGAAGGACCTTATTATCGCGGTGAATTTGCTGTTGACCAATATTGGATTCAATTGCAACCTTTATCCAATTGGTATATTTTTGAACCAAAGTTGGGAAAACAACGAAAGTCATTCTCTGATATTGGAAATGGTTTGGCGGATTACAAGGTTTGAATAATTTATTTATTATATTTTTGTCTCATTTTTCTTTTTGGTCGGAAATAAAATTGTGTCTAATTTTGTATTAACACCGACCGGAAAGAAAAATGAGACAAAAATATAATAAAGATAATATGCTTAAAATATAATGAGGATTAAATTAAGTGAAAAATACCAAAAAGAAAGAGAAGACATATGTAATAAAATTGTAAGTATTTTAGAATTAGATGAAAATAAATCCTTTCTATTATGTGAATTAGATGATGATATAGAAAAACAAAAAAAAATTTTAGAAATGAAAGAAGATATACAAAAATATTTTTCGGTTAGTTGTATTTCATCGTTTCGTCCAAATTTTAAATGTAAAAGACCTTATCTAAATATAGTAAGAAGTATATTACGAAAGCAAAATTATATATTTGAAAGAAGTGAAATAGAAAAATCTAAAAATGATGGTAGTTTTTTTCGTTCAACAAAATATAAAATATTTAGGAATAATTAAGCAAAAATAATTCGTTAAAAATGCTTAAAAATAAAATCTTTATTAAATATATAGAATGGTAAAAAAGAAAAAGAAAGAAACATTCAAAATTTTTAGGAATTTTGAAAAATCTAAATTCAAAACAATCAAAACAACACTCAAATCGGTTTTATTGAAATATAATGAAGTTCAACCACTTATTACTCATTTAGTTTTTGAAATGAATGATTTAGTTATTCATACTTATCAATTTATTAGATTGTATATTCTTTATTGTTTCCATAATCATTTAGAGTTTCCTGTTTTTGACGATAAATTTACTTTTATAAAATATTGTATCAAAACATTAGGAACAAAATCTAATAGTGGTAGAAAATCAAAAGATACACAATTATTAAATGCTTTACAAGAATTTTATAAAAAAGAATATCAACCTTTACTCAATCACAATAAAACAAGTTTATTGAATAAATCACATTTGATAAATATTGTAGCAGAGCAAATTCAGGTATGTATCACTAATAATATTCAGGAGCATTTTATTCAACATTTTTTACGCTTTATCAATAAAACAACAAATGGTATTACAAATGATAAAAAAGAATTATTTGAATTCAAAAATCAATTGTTTATGTTAGAAGAAACAAATGAAATATTTAATCAATGGAAAGCTACTCATTTAACTCATATTTTACCAACAAATATAAAAAAGTCAATATATTATGATGTTAAAGTAAGACAAATTGAATATTTGAAAGGTTTATTGTATATGAATTATATATTAGAAACACAGGAAAATAAGTTATTTCAACCTTTACCATTACGAAACAATATTATTCCAAAAAATATTAAATTTGATAGTGCTTGTATTGCTGAACTATTTTGTCCTGAAAGTGAAAAAAAAGGAGAAGTTTTGAAAAAAATAACTAATTATCAAAATATGTTATGGAGTAGTTTATTGAATATGAAACATAGATTATTCAAAAATAAACATTATACTTTTTATAATGAAATAACTACAGATGGAATAAGTTGTTCTTTATTGTTTATCAGGAAAGATTGTAAAGGAGAAGAAAATAAAAATAAGCAAATAAATAGTGAAGATTTTGAATACATTAGTATTGAAGAATTAGATACACAACAATTAGAAAATTTGAAACCAAGAAATATTGTAGGTTTAGACCCGGGTAAGCGTTCTTTGGTTTATATGATGGACGGACAAGGTAATAAATTACAATATACCGCACCGCAAAGAAAAAAGGAAAGTATGGTGAAACGAAACCAAATTATTCTACAACGAGAGAAGAAAAATAATAAAATAAATGAGTATGAAAATGTATTGTCTTTACAAAATAGCAAATCAGTAAATTACAATAGTTTCAAATCTTATTTAGTTGAAAAAGATAGCTTAAATAAACAAACTATAGAATTTTACAAAAAGGAAGTATGGAGAAAAATGAAATTTAGGAAATACTCGTATGGTAATAAATCAATAGATACTTTTTTGAATAACATAGAAAAGACATTTGGAGAAAATATTTTAATTTGTTATGGAAATTGGAGTAGGTCTTCACAAATGAAACATTTTATGCCTACGATGAATAAAGGATTAAGAAAACTAATCCATAAAAGGTATGATACAATTACAATCAATGAATGTAATACAAGTAAAAAATGTTGTGATTGTTTTCAAGATTTGAAACATTATAGAAACAAGGGAAATAAAGAGGAATTTCGTCTTTTAGTGTGTTCTAACTGCGTGAGTTGCGAAAACAAAAAAATCGTATTTAGAACACGAGACGCTAATTCTTCCATAAATATAATGAACTTGGGAAAATGTTGGATTTACAAACAACAAAGACCAAGTGAGTTTTGTATTTCGTCTTTCACCATTTCCAATAAAAAAGAAGAAATGGAAAAAGTAAGACCATCAGTTGATTTTACGGAAGGTAATACTTCCAGCCACCGAATTTTAGAGTGAGTTTGTCTCATTTTTCTTTCCGGTTGGTGTAACACAAAAAACACGATGTAAAATAATACCTGTTATAAACACAATCAATAATACTTTCCAAAAGTTCAGTTTTTTATTGACAAGAATGAATATGATATAGGAAAGAAGAAGAGTTAAAATTATGTCAACTAAAGCAAAGCCCGCTATACGATAGTGATGAATTCCCTTGTTTGGAATTCCAAAAATATTCCGATATTTACATAACATTATACATTATATACACCTTTTAACATTCAAGTTCGCACAAAATTATCTAAAAAAATATAATATGTCAGAAGGATTTGTCTATTTTTTAATCAGTACAAGTGGTTCCACTTATATTGGTGCTACGATCGATTTAGAACATCGATTGAGACAACATAATCGAGAGATTAAAGGTGGTGCTCACGCAACAAGTATGAAAGTTTTACAGGGAGAAATATGGTCAAGAGTGTGTAATGTACGTAATTTCCCCGATTGGTCCGCGTGTTTACAATTTGAGTGGAGATGGAAACATTTGTCCCGTAAATTTCCTCTTAAAATGCGCCCAATTGAGAGAAGGTTGAGAGCTCTTAAAAAATTGATGTCTTTAGAAAGACCGACCACAAAAGCAATGGCCTATAGTGAATGGCCAGTTCCGCCTGAAATTGTGTTTGAACAAGAAGATTCAGAACAATTATACAATAGTTTTCTATAATGTTTTTTATGCCTAAAGGTTCCTTTCCCTATAAAATTGATTCGAGAATAAAAGGAAAGAAAGCTTGCTAAAAATCTCGGTTCCCTGAAAATGGTCTATTTTCGTTTTTACAATCGTACCAAACAAATAATGAGTGCTCGACCCGATGCGAAAAGAAATTTTGATACATCTTATACGGAAGAACAAAAAAAAGAATTATTGAAAATCATTATAGAATGGAATCATTGGGAACAATCTGACGTGATATTTATTTATCCAATAAATGAATATCCAATTTCATTTGTCTATCATAATGGAATTTTGGTTGAAGAATTAGAAAAATGTGAACATAAATTCGAAAATTTCTCTTGGAAAGATGGAACATTTGAATGTGTTGATTGCGGGAAAATTCGGCTTGGGGAAACGAAAAATAATGATGAAGAAGTTGAATTGTATCCAATGAAATAAGTCTGTTTCTATTATAATGATAACACCGGATTTGATTTTTTCTTATTGGATTTTTGCTTGGTTTCTTTTATTTTATATTTTTCAAAACAATCTTTGTCTGAATCTTAAACATTGGCTTAATCCCTATTATGTTATTGTTTTTGCTTTGATTGAAAATATTATTTCTTTGGTGTATATTACTGGAATTACAAGAGTCATAACGTTCTTTATTTTTTATTTATTGATGTTGATTTTATTCAAAGTTATTCCATTGTATTTATTATTGAAAAGTGGTAATTATGCTGGTTATTATTTGGAAAAAATCGTCGTTTTTATTGGTGTTTTCATTGTCTATAATTTGTATTTGATGTTTCGTGGAACCAATTTTTTGAAAATTTATATTCAAATCAATGACTCTGTAATAAAAAAAGAACATACCACCCCGTTTTTTTATTTATTGGATTCTTTGAATAGTTTCAGGTAAATTTGACGACAATATTTACATATTCTTTTTTCAAAGATTTCACGGCGGAAATACTTAATTCTTGTCTTTTCTTTCGTGTTTTGTTGTTGTCTCCCGATTCTTCTCGGCGTTTTAGACTGGCACTTGTGCTGTTTCTATTGTTCATATCTTGTAAAATAGCGTCATAATTTTCTTCAATATAGTCCAGAATTTTGTTTTCAATGACCCATTTAAAACAATTTAGTTGAGCAATTGTTGTTTCCAAATAAAGAGAATTTTCTTTGTCATACAAAATAGGAATTCTTTCATGGCGACAAAAAATATCGAATCTTTTTTTATTGAAACTCTTTAATTTTAATTTATATTGGTCATGGACTTTGAACCGGCGTTCATTGGGTAATTCATAAATAGTATAATAAAATTTGGAATAATTAGTAATAAACCAATCAATAATACGAAGGGAAATACGGGATTCTCCATTGATAATGGACATCATTTTTTGAAGATTGTCATTTGGTTTGGTCGTATCTGTTGTTGTGGATTTGGTATAAAAATCCATAAGAGAAGTTAATAAAACATCGTTTTGTGTTGGATAAGAAGATGAAATAATGGGGGTTGTCGACATAATTTATAGAAAACAATAAAAATCGTGTTTATATTATTTTTTCGTTTTCAATAAAATTGAAAATTTTTTCCATACATAGTAAACAATAACAAAAACAAATTCAATAAATGACAACTTTACCCAAGTTTCCCCAAACATTGACCACTTTAGATTGTACAATCCTTTATTGACAGTTTTACCCGAGTTGCCCCAAACATTAACCACTTTATATTGTAAGAACAATCCTTTATTAAATAGAATTTATCCATTCGAATTAACAATTGAAAATATTAGAAAGTATCAAAATGAAAATCTTTGTTATAATTCATATATATTCAAATAAATCGAACTTAATTTACTTACTTTTTTATTTTTTTTGATGTTTTACACCTTATAATTGATGGACGATCTAATAAAATTGAAAATTTTTTCCATACATAGTAAACAATAACAAAAACAAATTCAATAAATGAAAACCACTTTACTCGAGTTGTCCGAAACATGTTCCCGCAATCCTTTATTGACATTTTTACCCAATTTGCCCGAAACATTGACCACTTTAAATTGTTCCGACAATCCTTTACTGGCAGTTTTACCCGAGTTGCCTCAAAATTTGACACATTTACATTGTTCCAACAATCCTTTATTGACATTTTTACCCGAGTTGCCCCAAACATTGAAATATTTATATTGTCACAACAATCCTTTACTGACAGTTTTACCCGAGTTGCCCGAAACATTGACCACTTTATATTGTTCCAACAATCCTTTACTGACAGTTTTACCCGAGTTGCCCAAAACATTAAAATATTTATATTGTCACAAAAATCCTTTACTGAAAGTTTTACCCGAGTTGCCTCAAAATTTGACATATTTAGATTGTTCCAACAATCCTTTACTGACATATTTACCCGAGTTGCCCCAAACATTGAAATATTTAAATTGTTGCAACAATCCTTTACTGACAGTTTTACCCGAGTTGCCCGAAACATTGACCACTTTAAATTGTGACAACAATCCTTTATTAAATAAAATTTATCCATTCAAATTAACAATTGAAAATATTAGAAAGTATCAAAATGAAAGTTATCATTCATATATATT